TGACCCGGCCAGGTGGGGATAGCCGCGGCGCGGCATGGTTTGGATAGGTTTCACCGATTGGCCTGCACACGCGGGCCAGACGGGAAACCAACCAAGGAGTAGGACCATGCTGATACTGACCCGCAAGACGGGCGAAACCATCGTGATCAACGAGAACATCCGAGTAACCGTTCTGGCCGTCAAAGGCAACCAGGTGCGGATCGGTGTTGAGGCACCGGAAGACGTGCCAGTGCACCGCCATGAGGTCCAAGAGCGGATCAAGGCTGAAGCTGAGGCCGCCGTCTGACCGAACAACCAGCGTCACGGCAGCCTACCGTTAACTGCCCGATGCCCTGCTACCGGTGCATCGGTGGATCAACTGATGAAGGACCACCCAGCCTCTCATGCTCCTGACGAAGCTGGTCGAGTCATGAAGCCAGTTGCTCTACCGATACACCCCGCGTCCCCTTCCCTTCACATACGACTGCATTGGCAGGCGCCAGGCCAGCTCGTTGGCTGGGGTTGGTCGCCCGCACCTGGCGCCTGACCAATGCGATCTACCGAGACAGATTATGGAAACGATCACCTGCGGTACATGGACTGGCCAGCTCGGCGATGCCCTGGCGCCACGTGAGCTTGAAGCTCTGCTGTGGGTCGCCCAAGGCCTCACCACGAAAGAGATCGCCCGCCAGATGGGCACCACCCCCGGCACCGCCGCCAATCGCGTGAAGCTGGCTCTGTTCAAGATGCAGGTCAGCCGGCGCGTCGAGGCCGTCACCAAGGCCATGAGCCGCCAGATCATCAGCCCCCTGTGTATCGCGCTGGCCAGCCTCATCGCGCTGCACGCCGCCATCGACGTGGGCGACCCCATGCGCCGTGACCGTCGCGTGCCCGAGCGTCGCACCGTCCAAGTTCGAATTGTTCGCAAGGTCGAGGCCTTCGAATATTACACCTGACCCATCTGAGGATCATCTATGCAGACAACAATGCACCCCGCTTTCGAGCATAAGCTTGCAGTGTTAGCAGTCCTGCTTGAGCGCAGCAAGTCAGCCAGGGTCGAGGCGCATGCCAAGGCCGGCCAGCCAGTCCTTCGGTACCAAGCTTCAGGCAAGGCTGGCATATGGAATGTAGTCGAGATCGCAACTGGTACCATCAAAGGCTTCACTTTCAGCTACCGCGCTGCATTGCGTTTTATTGACATCATGGAGGCAGCAACTGAGCACAAAATCATCAGAACAAAACAGGCACGTATGAATTCGTACCAGGCAGCTTCTTCATTAGTTTCACAGGAACGTTAAAATGCTGCTGTATCATATTGGTGTCTGAAATTGAAATATCGCATGTCGCTGTAACCACAAACGCATACGGTGAAGTGTCACTAGTTATTCTTCTAACTTTTGCAATGCCTGGTATTAAAGAAATAAAATCTAAGAGCGAATCCACATCCAAATCAGAGCCATTAACATGAATTAGATAATTACCGGGTTCGGGCGAGCGAGGAGACGTAGAAGGCGTAGGAGGTGGCGGCAAAACACCCCGCAGCTTAACTTCACTGATAAAAGACTCAATATAGTCTAATTTTCGTATCAAAAATGCCTGAGCATCGTCAGGCTCCACTGACTCGCGCAGCACTCGACTTTGTGTGACTCGATATACCGGATTGTCAGGTTCGCCGCCGATAAGAGCAGCATCTATTGCAGCCTCAAGCCGAGGAGCCAAGTCAACTACTCCATACATGTCATTCTGAAAGAAAACTGTGCGCTCATCAGATATATCAAAAGGTAGTCGCGTCCCGTTTTCAGCCAAAACAACTATCGGCAAGCCCACGCAGTGGCGCACCGCCAACTCATACATTACATTTGGGTTTAGTTCACTCAGATTCGCGATAACCAAATCATCGTAAACAACATGCTCAATGACTTGGCGAGTAATCGAGCCCGGACTTGCAATTTCGTGAGCTACAAATGTTTGAAATCCTAGTTTTTCCAAAACAGGCTTCATAACTGCATTAATCAGACCATCGGCTGCTCTGCGGGTGGTCGAAGCATCGGAACCTATTGGCGTCACAATGAAACATTTTTTTGGCTCCCCCCCTGCATTCACTGTCTCCAGTCCTTTCACTGCTCGGTCTGCACTTTGCTTGGCCATTTCTGCTCCATAGTCATGTCCACTGGTGGGCATATCAAAACCTAACCAGAAGCAAATTGCCAGCTATGGCGCATATCCGAATTGAAGTCGCCTTTGGCGCATAGTCAAGACGGTGCAGCAAGCCCTAGCCAAGCAGTGTCCGCTAGCAGCCCTGACACTCCGGCGCTGCCCGCCAGCGCCCTCCCCTATTAAACGATAAGGCCTTCCCGGCGAGGATCACCTATGTCTGACAAGCAGATTGACGAAGCCAAACTTGAGCGCGTAATACGTAAGATCAAGCGCTGCCTGGCCCTATCAGCCAGCTCCAACGAAACCGAAGCCGCGACCGCGATGCGCCAGGCCCATGCGTTGATGCGCGAATACCGCCTCACCGAGGTTGATGTTCGGCTGAGCGAAGTCGGCGAGGTCGACTCCAAGGAATACCGAATCACTCGACGACCAACCTGGGACAGGCAACTCAGCGCGATCGTGGCAAGGGCATTCGGCGTGCGGCCCCTGGACGTGAAGCGTTGGTGCAAGACTGTCGGCCGCATCGTGGCGCGCGCGCAGTTCGTCGGCGTGACGCCTGCCCCGCAAATCGCTATGTACGCCTATGAGGCTCTGCTGATTAAGCTAACCGCCGCGCGGCGTGAGTACGTATCGCAGGTCAGGGCCGGGCAGCGCCGCAGTCGCTACTCGCCCGAGACCGCCGGCAATCACTTCGCACTCGCATGGGTCTCGGCGGTGTTCAGCAAGATCCAAGAGCTGGTGCCGTGCGGCGAAGAGGATGCCGCCCTGCCGAACAGCCCAAGCGGCCGCGACCTGGTGGCGGTTGTAGCTCAGGACAAGGCCCTGATCGAGCAGTACCTGGCAAGCAGGGAAATAGGCAAAGCTCGCAGGACCCCGGAGTTTGAGCTGGACCTGGAAGCGCAGATTGCTGGCCTGCTGGCCGGGCAGCGCGTACAGATCAACCCAGGGCTGGCCACCGGCGGCGAGCATCCACTGCAGCTTACCCAGGTTTGAGATGCTCCTTGCTCGCCTGCGTTAGTCCGTCATAACTAGCGGCTCGCAGCCGGTGCTCAAGCTGCGCTGGATCGGTGAGGAAGCGCAACGCGAGGCGATCGCTCAGGAGTTCAAGCAAGTGCTGGAAGTAAGGGCGGGAGATTCAGCCAAACTCTCGCTCGGCACTTTTGAAGCAAAGTAAAAAGTCAGCAGGCGCTGCCACACAGCGCCTTTGTTGTTGAAAATTTAGGGGGTGGAATCGACAGTTCTAGAAAGTCACAATCATTTTTTCTGCACGGAATGTACAAGTAACTGCCAGATAACTTTTGACTGATTTGGGTGTTGATGGTGATTCTGCGGTGGAAGTTTATGCCCACCTGCAATAGATATCTCGTCACCGCAGTTTATACAGCGATAGATGCCAGCCCAAGGGGCATCCGTACCAGGGGTCAATTGTTTGTCAAACGCAGCATCATTGCTGTGTTCAAGACGGTTACCTTCTTTGTACATTGCCATCGCTCAATCCCTTTGAACTACTAGTTTGGACCCAAATAGAACCACTAATGGCCATTGGCCGCAATACTGTATATTTAGCCAAGTTATGATATATCGTTAATAATAGCGCCTTAAATTAGTTGTTCTTTGCCACTCGGCGAGGAAAGTACATGCACGCGTATTACAACGAGATCGACCCATACGCCGCGCAGTGGCTCCGCAACCTAATTGCCGCAGGCCATATCGCGCCAGGCGACGTAGATGAACGCTCGATCGAGGACGTACACCCCCATGACCTCAAGCCTTACAACCAATGTCACTTTTTCGCCGGCGTCGGCGTTTGGTCCTACGCCCTTCGCCGCGCCGGCTGGCCAGATGACCGACCTGTTTGGACCGGTTCCTGTCCGTGCCAACCTTTCAGCGCGGCAGGCGCGGGCGCTGGGTTTGATGACCAGCGGCACCTGTGGCCGCACTTCCATTGGCTCATCTGCGAGCGCCAGCCTGCAGTCGTCTTTGGAGAACAGGTTGCGAGCAAGGACGCAGACCCTTGGCTCGACCTTGTACAAGCTGACGTGGAAGCCATGGCTTATGCCTTCGGGGCTGTCGCGTTCCCGTCTGCGGGCGTCGGTGCTCCGCACATGCGAGATCGCACGTACTGGGTGGCCCACGCCCACGGCAGCACTGGCAGAAAAAGGAGTACGCACCTTCGAGGGCGGCCTTATGGAAGCGATGAGCAATCATGGTCCGGACCTAGCGGCAGCGGCCTGCCTGGCGGGATGGCCGACTCCCACGGCCAACGCAAAGGACCAGGTCGAGACACGGCGCGGATTACAGACGCTGGGCGGGTCAGCACTGCTGTCGGGCTGGCCAAGCCCAACGGCCTGCGATTCGAACAGAAAGCCGTCGCAGGATTTCAAGACACCGAACATCACGCTGAATCACGCGGCAGTGCTGAGCGGCTGGCCGACCCCCAACGCTGGGACGCCCCAGAGCCTACGCGGCAATGGTCAGGATCCCGAAATACACCGCTCCCAAGGCCATCAGGTCAACCTCAAGGATGCTGTGCGCTATCTGATGCACGACCACCCAGTCCGGTTAACGGCCTGTGGGCAGATGCTGACTGGCTCTTCTGCAGGGATGGAAAGTGGCGGCCAGTTGAGCCCGGAACATCCCCGCTGGCTCATGGGGCTCCCAGCCGAGTGGGACGTCTGCGCGCCTACGGAAACGCCATCAATGCTGAAGCGGCGGCGCACTTCATAGCCGCCTATCTCGAAACCCTATGACACCACAGGTGAGGTATCCCATGCCCACAGAACACGACCACATCGACGTGCGCGATCTGTTCGCCAGCATCAACCCAAGCGGCCTGGACGAGAAAGAGCTGGAGCGCGATGGCGCCAGCTTCGTCGAGCCACAGACGATCAACGAATACCACCTCTTCCATGCTGGGTATCAGGCGGCGCTGGAAACTCAACGGATCCAAGGTGATCCGGTGGCCTACCAGATCCGCAGCAAAACCGATCGGCCTGGATCACAGTGGAAGCCGTGGCGGGAGTGCTGCGATACCGAACGTGCCCTGCACTCTCATGAGGTAGGCCGCTTCAATCAGTTCGGGATCATGCGCGAGATTCGGCCGGTCTTCGCCAGCGCTGCCGATGCTGCCGAGGTTGAGCGACTGCGCACCGAGAATGTCCGCCTGAATGGCTTGAAGCCTGAAGGACCACCGCGACCACCAGCCGGCGATGGCCTGCCTCGCTACGGTCTTCGCTTGAACGGTCCACAGCAGCCTATCGTAGTACCCATGGATGATGGCTATTGGACGCCTTGGCATCTGGCGGATCGCCTGCGCCAAGAACGCGACAACCTGCTCGAAGCCGGCGCACACCTGCTGTAACCCTTCCCCTAATCTAGCTCGCCGACATACGCGGGCATGGAGAACTCGTGAACACCCATTTCCTGCTGATGGCCCAGTACAGTGGCCAGGCAATCATTCCGCTCGAACGTATATGCCTCGACTACTTCAGCCATCTGACCCCGGAGAAGATGAAGGCAAAGGTCGCCCGGGGCGAGATCAACCTGCCCCTCGTCTGTATGGAGGCCAGCCAGAAGTCAGCTCGAGGTGTACACCTGAACGACCTGGCCGCCTACCTCGACGCGCAGCATGCCAAGGCAAAGACCGAGCACAACAAGCTCATGGGTCGCGGTCTTCGACGCGCCTCTTGACCCTCTTCCGGGCCTCGATCACGGGGCCCGCTATCACCCTGTCGATCCATCCCCACCCCGCATACGGATCGCCATTCCCCCGCAGGTGCGTATAGCGCCGCATCGAGTTCCAATCCCGGTGACCGGAAACAGAGGCCACCTTCGGGATATCCCACCCCATTTCGAAAAGACGACTCACGCCATCATGGCGTAGGTCGTGAAAATGCAGGTCGTCGATCTCTAGAAAATTGCATGCCCTGGTGAACGAGGCCGATATCGACTTCGAGTTGTACGGAAAAACCTCGCTGGCTACACGCGGCATTGACTGCAGGATGCGCCAGGCTTCGTCCGGCAAATGGCACCACACGTCATTCCCATATTTCTGCCCAGGGTTCTTCATGTCGGTGATGAGGGCTGACCGGTCCTTGTCGTTGAGCGAATCCCAGCGTATGCGTGTGATCTCCTCCTGCCGCCGGGTAGAGAAGAGCGCGAATAGCACCACCCGAAGCATATCGATCTCCTGCTTGCGACGGTCGCGCATCTCGTCGAAGTACGCTAGCAGGCGCTCAAGCTCGCCTAGAGTCGGCCGTCGGTTTCGCTCGCGGCTTTTGCTAACCGCGCCCATCTTCCTCAGTACCTTCCGGGCGTCGGGCATAGCGTGCGGATCAACTTCATAGCCCCAGGCCGGTCGCGCAACGGAGAGGACCGCGCCCAGGTGCGCCAGGTCGTTGCCTACAGTCTGTGCTTGAATGCCGCTGTTCTCCATCCGCCACATGGCGTACTCGACCAGCTTCTGGCTGGTTAGGTCTGTGTCCGCAACCTCGCCCAGCCAAGTTTCTTTGATGGCGTTCAGGGTAGCGCGTTTCGTTTTGCCCAATGGGCGCAACTTCTCGTACTGATCTAGGTAGCGGTCGACCATGTGCTTGACCGTGACCCCGCCGCGGTTCGCCTTGTCGATCGCGCCTGGCTCATGTAGCTCGGCCTCGCGCTTCCTGATCCAGGCCTGCGCTGTAGCCTTGCGATCGAACGTCTGGCTTTCCTGATAGACTGACTGACCCTTCTTCATGATCCGGATCTGCGCGGTGTACGCTGCAGACCCATCCTTGCGCTTCCGAAGCGTGATGGTTCCCATTGATTTTGCTACACGGCTGCTATGAGTTACTACATTGTAGCAACGACAGACAGAAAATAAGCAAAAACGATGGGAGACGGTAGCAAACGAGAGAATCGAAAATGCCCCCTGAAACCCCAGAAAACAAGGCCTCCCCAGTAGATTCAGTAGTGAGGCGGTTTTCTGTTGCGCCGATGATGGATTGGACCGACCGCCACTGCCGGTTCTTCCTGCGCCTGCTCTCCCGCCACACCCTGCTCTACACCGAAATGGTCACCACCGGCGCCCTGCTCCACGGCGACGCCGCGCGCTTCCTGCGCCATGACGCCACCGAGCACCCACTGGCCCTGCAACTGGGCGGCAGCAATCCCGCCGACCTGGCCGCCTGCGCGCGCCTGGCCGAGGCGGCCGGTTACGATGAGGTGAACCTCAACGTCGGCTGCCCGAGCGATCGGGTGCAGAACAACATGATCGGCGCCTGCCTGATGGGGCATCCGGCGCTGGTGGCCGAGTGCGTCACGGCAATGCGCGAGGCGGTGCAGATCCCGGTGACGGTCAAGCACCGCATCGGCATCAATGGGCGCGACAGCTATGCCGAGCTGTGCGACTTCATCGGTCAGGTTCGGGACGCGGGGTGCCG